ATATACAGTAAAGCCAGCACCAATGGTACCAACGACACCAATGACGGCGACTAAAGCTGTAATGTTATCTTTTAATTTATCTAACATTTTTTAAAACCTCAATCTCTCTTATCAGTTTTTGTTTTTCTTGTCTAATCTCAAAAAGTGTTTTTTGTGCTTGAAAAAGTGGATCTTTTTGCTGATAAGATACCAAGGAAGCATTAGCGTATAATACTCGATTATCTCTAATATCAATTTGATCCAAGTAAATATTTTTAGGTTTGTAAAATTCAATATTCGCATAACTTTCAAGGGCACTATTATCTGACATTAATTTTATTTTTACAAGGTTTTTAAGCTTTAAGTTTTTGCCGATGTCCTTGACTTCAGCATCAATCTTCTCCATACTCTTCGCCAATGAAATCGATTTTTTCTCACCTGAAACGTTGCTTTTGCTGTCAGTTGCAGCTTCTGTTGTTTGTTCTTTTTCTGTCGATGTTTCTGTCTCTGTACCTTCTTCCTCGTTCGATGATTGTTCAGCCTGTAATGATGATGGTTCCTCCTCCGCAGTTTGTGGTTCCTGAGGATCCTGAGAATCTTCAGCCTGAGAAAGAGGAGCGTCAGTTTTTTCATCGGAAGGCTCCGCACTCTCTGTAAATGTGGAACCCTGATCGCCTGACAATTCTTCTTTTGGTTCTAAGTCTGGTGTTTCTTCTTTGTTATCAACTAACGCTGTATCCGTAAATGTATCTTGAAAAGTCATTTCTTCTGTATCTGTTTGCAGCTCTGTTGTATTCATGTTTAATGACACTGGTTCTTCTTCAAATTTAAATGTATCTACATCTTTTAATTCATCCTTAATATCATTGTTTAAATCTAAAAGAGCAGTTTGCGTTGCACTATCAAGTGGTGGTACATAAGTATAACTTACAGTAAGACTTGGATCTTTTAAATCTGCACCATAGTGACCTGATGTTTGATTAGGTACACTAAAACTATATTTTAAATTTACATCATAATCTTGTTGTGAGTTTGATCCAATAATTAATGTATCTGTCATGGATCCATAACTACAACCATTCCATGTTGCACAAGTTCCTGATAGTGTTCTGTTTTGTGTAATGATTTGTCCATTATCATCAACAGTTTTTATTGTTTGAGTTACAGATTGTGTTTCATTATTCCAAAACCAAACATTAGCTGATCCTGTAATACTAAATCCTTCGTTTAAAGATTCTTTGTTAATACCTTCTGCATTTAAGCTAACTGAATCAGATTCAACAGTGCCATTATGATGACCAGCAATTATATTGTTACCATGATAAGAATTGCCAGTGTTAGTCCATCCAGACGTAAAATCTTGAGATACAAGGTTACCAGTCGTGTCAGCATAACTTAAATTACTTATTAGACTTAGACTTGCCAGCAGCTTTATTAAATTCTTTTTCAAACTTGATCTCCTTTTTCTTTTCTGCTTCTTCAATAACTTTTAAATCTTTAGTGTATTGATCATAGTCAGGTCTAAGTTTGCCGTATTTTTTCCATTCTTTTGTTGCTTCTTTACCAATCTTACCTTTGTAGGGACACGGAGTTCCCGCATTTTCCATGGCCTGGAAGACGCGCGGGTCCTGGCAGAGGAGTGCAACTGATGCAACGCTCATGCCATTTGCTTTTAATTCTCTTGCGAGTTTAATTCTTTCACAGTTTTCATCTCTAAAAGATTTACCACCTGATATACCTAAACCAAAAGTCTGAACTCCAGCAGAAGCTGATACCGAACAAACATCAATACCCGATGGCGCTAGACCAGGCGCAGTGGCAGTGTTAGGAGCAGAACGTATATTGCTAGTAGTATTATTAGTTGTAGTGCTATTAGAAGAAGAACCAGACTGGTAAGTAGTCGATGCCGAATAACCACCTTGTATAGACGTGTTGCCGCCCGATACATTAGATTGCGAAACATCTGTGTTAGCCGTAGTCGCATAAAATAAACACACCAATAGCGTTAAAATTAGTCTCATCAGTCCCTCTCGTGTAATCTTTTATATGTTTCTCAGGTGAGGTGCAATAAGATTATTCTTCGCTCTGGGTCTAGAGTTTCTATTACGAGCAACAAAGGTAGCTTGAGCTTGCCTTTTAGCTTCAGCATCTCTAAACTTAATTAATTTAATAAAATCTTTGTGATCCATAACTGGATTATTATATAGTATTTTAGTCTTTTTGAGAAGTGTTATTTGGTTCTAACTCATAGAACATATTATCAGAGTCTTCGGTAACCCAGTCGGATCCTTCTACGTCCCAATACGTAGTTTGGACTTTATAGTCTGGCCAACTTTTATCAGTAGTAAAACTATTAACGTGCCAAATGCAGCGATTATTTGGCTGAGCGGCATAATTGCCGTTTTTAAGTTCGATAATATGTGCGCACTTATGTTCTTGGGGAATTTCTGAGTGCTCAGTATTAAGTATGTTAGTATCAGGATGGGCCCAATCAATAGTAAATAAATAATTTCCATGATAAAATTTTTTATCCTTTCCTCTAAACTTTCCGTCTAGACCAGCCATCCAATCAAAGCAATGCACACTAGGCCAATAACTAAAACAGTTCCACAACTGTAACTCGTCGACTGACATATCCGGCACTTCGGATCTTTGAAGATGTTTTTGGAAAAAAGCTGAGATAGGCAGGCGATAGTAGACCGCCCCATTCGGAAGCATGATGTGAAATAAGAGCGCGCGACCTGAAATAGATGCGATGCCGAAGACAACGCAGTCTTCTTCGCCTCTTCTCTTTGGATCCATATCGTAAAGATATTCTGTCCTAATCTTGCAATAGATTGGGGGAATGTTTGCGTTAAGATATGCCATACTCTAGACCTCCAGCTTGTCCAAATTATCATTCAAAAATGTCTCCCCAAGTTTGCCCTGATTCGTAATCGACTTTATTAGGGACCGCTAGTGTAACAGCATTTTCCATGATCTCAATAATCTTTTTTGCTTGTTCTTCAGATTCTATTGATAAATCTAATTCATCGTGAATTTGTATGTGAGGTATAATTCCCTCTTGATATAAATCTAACATAGCTTTTTTTGTCATGTCTGCTGCGGATCCTTGAATAAGTTTATTTAAAGCTTTGTATGTAAATGCTCTTCTAATTCTTCCACGACCATATGTTCTCTCTGCTTCTTCCAAAGTCATAGGTGTGTGCATACCAAATGTTGCAGGTTCCCACTTGTCAAATCTACACTTACGACCAAGTAAAGTTCCAATCGAACCTGAGGTTTGTGCAAACGAAGATGTTCGGTTCATAAGTTCTCTGACAAAAGGTACGTTGTCATGGTATTGATTAAATAAGTTTTCAGCTTCTTGCTTCGTGTTTAATCCTAATTCTGCTTGTAGCTTAGCTTTACCCATCCCATAAAACAATCCTAGGTTAATAGTTTTAGCTTGTGACCTGGAGATGTTTGCCATGTCAGCGACAGTTTGGTGAAAGTCTACAGAATCATCTTTAAATTTTTCTACAATCTTAGTCACTGAATCATCAAAACAAATAGGTTCTGTTGTTGCTGCGTAATGCACAACTAATCTTGGTTCTTGTTGTGAGTAATCAAAACAACCCCACTTGCAATTTTCTTCTGGTATAAATAATCCTCTAATCATAGGACCTAAATCTTTATTTCTTGCAGGAATTTGCTGCAGGTTAGGATTTGAATAACTAAATCGTCCAGTCACCGTGCCACCAGTATCGGATTTAATCGGGTTAATATCCGCATGAATCCTACCTTTATGCTCATGTTTTAAAATGGTATCAATGAAAGTAGTATGTGCCTTGTTAATTTCTCTTGCTTTTGCTATCTTCTGAACCAAAGGATGTTGATGTTCTTGCAAAAAGTTTTTAGTAAAGGATGGTGCATTTGATTTCGCAGTTCTGGAATAAGGCAAAGACAATTTATCAAACACTTGTGCAATCGATCTTGCCGCCCATATTTGGGTTTCTACTCCTGTTTCTTTTTTCACTTGCAGCAATAACTCTTCTTCTTGTGAAACTAGCTTTTGTTTCAATGCATGAGCTTTTTCAACGTCAACCCGAACGCCTTTAAATCTCATATCCACTAAACACGGAAACAGACTTGTCTCCAGGTCAAATATGTTTTGTAAATTTTGTTTTTGTATTTCTCTTGATAAGACTCTAAATAATTCCAACGTTAACTCTGCATCTTTTTCTGCGTACGATCCAACATACATTGCAGGAAGTTTATACATCTCAGACTTTGCATCAATACCCGCAGCCTCTGCAGCTTCTTTCAAACCTTGTTCGCTTTTAACTTCACCCAAATAATCATACGATGCACTGTTTAGTGAATACCATCTTCTGTTTTCATCAATTAAAGATAACATCACCATGGTATCAATAATAAAACCATTTATTTTTATACCATACGATCGTAACCAACACACATCGTACATGGCATTGTGAAATAGTTTTGTATTGTCAGCGGCACAAACTTTTGTAATCCATTCTAAAACTTTTCTTTTATCCATGTTACCTTCACGGTGACCAATTGGATAATAACCTGACCAACCTTCTACAGCGACAGCAAAACCAATAATCTCACCTTTACCAACAACTGCACCAGATCCCATTGTTTTTAAATTTGGATCTCTGGTTTCTAAGTCAATCGCAACGTATTGATAACCAGATAAGTCTGGAAAACTATCTGGACAAATCCATTCTGTTTGAGCTTGAAACAACTACTTATCCCATTCCTTTCGCAATCTATCTATTTCTAATTCACAATAGTGAATAATTTTATTGAGATCTTCAATTTGATTCTTTTTCAAATATCTGACTACATACTTTATTACATTACCCTGAAAAAAATTCAACCCATTGGACATGATAAAGTTGTAAGGCTGTATTTTTATTTTGTAATGTGATCCACCGATTTGTTTTTGCTCTGCACTTTCTTTTGAATTGAAGAAAGATTTGTTTGTCATATGTCTTCTCCTATGCTGTATTGATATTCTGAATCTTGATTCATAATATACAATTTGTTTTTTGCTCTGGTTACACCCACAAAGA